AGGTATGAAAGTAATAGGAGCATAAATGAGCAGTGAAATAAAAGCAGATAAATGGTCTCCAGCGTCAGGTACCGCCGGTACAATTGGCGACTCAGGTGATACGTTTACAATTCCGTCGGGTGTAACTTTAGCGAACAGTGGAACGGCTACAGGCTTTGGCGGTGGTAAACTTCTTCAATTTGTTAATTTAGCAACAACTACTAATGTTACTGTTAGTTCAACTAGTTATACCAGTGGAAATTTATCTCAATCTTTTACACCTACTGCTTCTAGTAGTAAGGTTTTTATATTATTGCAATTAGGTGTTTTTATAAATGTAACCACAAGTCAAGATGCAGGATTACAAGTAAGTCTTAGAAGAGATTCTTCTGAGATTATGAATAGTGGCACAACTTCAAATTATCAAAGTGCTGCTTATAATGGAAACACAAGATACACTTTACCTCTTATTTATTATGACACACCAAATACAACAAGTGCAGTTACTTATGATTATGAATTTAAAAATGCACACTCTTCACAAACAATAGAAATAAGTGATAATAATACAATTAGTACCATGTCATTATTTGAGATAGGAGCATAAATGTCAGATATTAGACTAGAACAAGCAATAAAAGAGATTAATCAAAATGCAGAATTTAGCATTAGAGAAAAAGATGTAGATAAAATTACATGGCTTAATGGCACAAGTGCAATTTCTAAAACTGATATTCTTGCTAAACAAACTGAATTACAAACTGCGTACGATAACAATGCGTATGCAAGAAAAAGAGCAATAGAATATCCAAGCGTACAAGATTTTATGGAAGCATATACTGAAAAAGAAATTGGAAGTAGCTCAACAAAATGGGATGCTTATGTTACAAAATATAATAAAGTAAGAACGGACAACCCAAAAGGATAATATGGCACTAACTAGACTAGGACCGAATCAATCAGTAAATTTAGCGACTAACGTTACAGGTACGCTTGCTACAGGTAATGGTGGTACAGGTGCTACAAGTTTTGCTCCTGGTAAGGTTTTACAAGTAAAAACTAAATATTTAGATACATCTGTTGCAACAACAAGTGGTACTCTTGCAACTATATTAACAAGTGATACTATTACTTTATCGTCATCTTCAAATAGTTTGTATGTAATTGCAAGTATTCTTTATGACCTTCAAGGTTATGCTGCAACAACAGACCCAGGTGCAGAATTTCGTTTATATGACCAAGCTGGAAATCAATTAGTTAAAACTCAAGTGGAAATACAAATGACAGACAATAATGATGGACTAGAATCTACTTCTGTTATGCAAGGGTTTTATTCTCCACCAGATACTAGCGAAACAGTATATATACAATATCGTTGTGGTGCAGGGCAAATAAGAGCAAGAGGTAGTAGTGATTTTCCTAACTGCACAGCCTTAACAGTTATGGAGATTTCAGCATGATTAAAGATAAATTTTTTATTGCAGTTAAAACATTAAATGCAAACGCAAATTATACATATCAAGGAAGTTCACCAACTACTGAAGAAGAATATAATAATGTCAACTGGATAAGTGGTGTTAATGAACAAGGCGAAGATGTTTTTGGAAATGCACCTAGTGAATTAACATGGGCAGCCATCAAGGCTGAGATGGATAAACTCTAATGATCTTCGGCGCAGCAGCATTTGCGACCGAAACATTTGCTCAAGGTCCTTCATCATTTGGTACCATCGTTGTTACACCTACAGGTGTACGTGCAACCTTTGGAGTAGGATCAGTCACTGTAACTGGAAACAGTGTAATAGAAGACCCAACAGGAGTAAGAGCTACCTTTGGCGTTGGAAATACAACTGTTACAGGTGATTCTAACTTTATACCAGCAGGTGTAAGGGCTACTTTTGCGGTTGGAAATACAACTGTTACAGGTGATTCTAACTTTACTTTAGTAGGTGTACGCTCGACATTTAGCACAGGAAGTGTTACAATAGAATCTAAGTATGACGTTACTGGTGTAAGAGCGACATTCTCTCAAGGATCGGTAATTGTAACTGGTAGCGCTAACGTTACATTAGCAGGTGTAAGAGCTACTTTTGCAACAGGCGTACCAAAATTAACAATATGGAACGGTGTGGATGACTCTAACACAGACATCTGGACGGTAGTACCAACAGGATAAGGATAAAATGGCAGATTCAACTATATTAAATCTAAACTTGATGACTACAGGATCTAATTCTGGAACCTGGGGTACAGTCACAAACGAAAATTTACAAAAATTAGAACAAGCAATGAAAGGCTATAGTGCTGTAGCAATAGGTGGTAGTTCACCACAAACACTGACAGTTGCAAGTGGTGGTACAGGAAGTGGAGTACAACAACCTAACGCAGCTTTAAAATTTACAGGGTCCATGTCAACCAATGTGACAGTGACATGTGAAGCAAATAGTAACTGGTATATTATTGATGATGGGACAACTAGAAATGGATATACATTAAGTTTTGGTCCTACAGGTGGTACAGCTATTAATCTTGTTGCTGGATCTAAACATTTAATTTACACTGATGGCTCTACAGCTTTTGATGTTTTAGCAGACGCTGGAAATATTAAAGCTAATGGCACATTACAAGCAACAGGTGATGTTGATTTTAATGGTGGTTCTTTTTCTTTTAACTCAGGGTTAGCTGATAAAGATGCTGTCTTTGCTGGTGATAGCCAAGCCAACTTATTATATACTGATGCAAGCACAGACCGTGTAGGCATAAATACTAACTCACCAACGACACAATTAGATGTTGCCGGAACTTTTAGAGCAACAGGAGCTGCTACTTTATCATCTACTTTAGGTGTTACAGGATTACTTACTGCATCTACACTAACAGCTACAGGAAATGTAGAAATAGATGGTGGAGGTTTTACTTTTAATGACACAGGTGCTGCGTTAGATGCAAGATTTGAAGGAGATACTGACACAGCTTTATTAGTCACTGACGGTAGTGCTGACCTTGTTGGTATTGGAGTTGCCGCCCCTGCCGGTGGTAAACTAGAAATTAATCAAAATAATGTAGCAGGTGCAATAGCTTGTTTATCCTTGGATCAAGATGATACAGATCAAGAATTTATTTATTTTGATGGCACATCTGCTGCGGATAGTACAAAAAGTTTATCTTCTTCAACAGCAACTGCGGGAACAAAGCAAGGAGCGATACGTATTAATGTTAATGGTACGGATCGTTGGATTAGATTTTACGATTCAGCTGTATAGGAGTTAAATGTCTCTTGTAAAAGTACCAATAGCACCAGGAATAGACCAACAAGACACCGAGTATGGTGCTGAAGGTAAATGGTTTTTTGGTAAAAATGTTCGTTTTAGATATGGTCTTCCAGAAAAGATAGGTGGTTTTATAACAGTTTCTACTGATGCTTTAATTGGTGCTGCACGTGGTATTGTTAATTGGTTTGATCTTAAAGGTGAGCAATATCTTTCCACTGGTACAAATAAAAAATTATATGTTTATCAAAATAATGATTGGTATGACATTACACCAACACGAGCTTCTGGTACGGGTAATATTACAGGATGGAGTACGGTTGATACTACACCAACGGTAACAGTAACAGACGCTTCCCATGGAGCAATAGAAGGTGACTTTGTAACTATTACAAGTGTAAGTGGAGCCGTTAATGGTATACCTGCAGCTACATTACAAAATAAACAATATGAAATTATTGAAGTTTTATCTAGTTCACAATACAAAATTACAGCGACAGCTAATGCAACAAGCACTGGTACTTCTACAGTAACAGCTAATGCTGCATATGAAATTAATACTAACCCTGCTACATCTATCGCCGGTTATGGTTGGGGTGCAGGTACATGGGGATTATCTACATGGGGTACAACAAGAGCTGGTCTTGCAGCTCCTAACTCAGTGCAGTTAGACTCAGGTAAATGGTCCTTGGACACATGGGGTGAAGATTTATTAGCATGCCAGTTTAATGGTTCTTTATATTATTGGGATACATCCGCTAGTGCAGGTACACCTGTGGCAGCAACTATTGTTACTAATGCGCCAACTCAAAACAGATTTGTTTTAGTATCTGGTACAGATAGACATGTTATATGTTTTGGAACACAACTTATTGGTACAACTACACAAGATGATATGTTTATTAGATGGTCAGATCAAGAAGACCATACTGCGTGGACCCCAACTTCTATTAATACTTCTGGATCACAAAGATTAACAGATGGCAGTAAATTAATTACTGCTAAAAGATCACGTGGTGCCGTATTGGTATGGACAGATACAGCTTTGTATCAAATGCAACTAGTAGGTGCTCCTTTTACATTTGGTTTTTCTCAATTAGGTTCTGCGTGTGGTGCTATTGGATTACATTCAGCTGTAGAATCTAATGGTAACTCATACTGGATGGGGAAAGATTCTTTCTTCGTCTTTGATGGTTCTGTGAAAAAGATACCGTGTAGTGTGGAAGATTATGTATTTGAAAATATAGATCAGGCCTCTCAAAAAGATACGTTTGCTTGTTTAAATAGTGAGTTTAATGAAGTAACATGGTTTTATCCATCTAATGGATCATCCCAAATAGATCGTTATGTAACATTTAATTATCAAGAAAACACGTGGTCGATTGGAGAATTAGCTAGATCATCATGGGTTGATAAAGGTGTATATGATTTTCCTTATGCATTAGATTATACTGCTTCTAGTTCTACGACACCAATTTCACCATTATCACCAGCAACAGAAATATCTGGAGTTACTAATGGACGAGCATTAATGTACTCACAAGAAAATGGAACTGATGCAAATGGTGCAGCATTAGAATCAGAATTAAATTCTGGAGCTTTTGTTATTCCTCAAGCGGGAGAAAACTTAATGTCAGTTAGAAGATTTATTCCTGATTTTAAAAACATTTCAGGTAATGTAAGTGTAGATTTATTATTTAAATTATATCCTACATCAAGTGTTACAACTATATCTAGTACAGTTACTCCTACAACTAATAAAGTAGATACACGTGCCCGTGGACGACAAGCACAAATTAGTATAAAGACTACAGGTATAGGTGATAATTGGCGATATGGAACATATAGAGCTGATGTAAACCCAGACGGAATGCGATAATGTCACAGATAGTTTTACCAAGAACCCCTCAAGGTTCAAAAGAATATGATAAGGTCCAAATAGATAAGCTAGTTGGTAACCTAGAACAACTAATTTTATTGCTTAACAGTACTTACACACCGGAAACGTTGCGTAATGATGATGAGGCATTTGCGTGGTTTAATGGGTAACGTATATACAAATGCTAAAAAAGATTTAGCTACAAATACCAACCCTGTTGTATTATATACAGTGCCTGATAAGGTACAAGCGGTAATTAGATCTATACGAGTTAGTGATGATTCAGGGTCTGGTAGTACTATTACAGCTACTATTACAGATATAGGTACAAATGTATTTAGTTTAGCCTATAATGTGGCTGTAGCAGCCAATACACCAGTTGAATTATTGACAGAACCTCTTGTAGCACAACAAGGAGAGATAATTACTGTAACACCAGGACATGCAGATAGGCTACATGTGGTACTTTCTGTTCTTGAAATTAGTAATAATACTTGATATAAGGAGTAAATATGCCTATAAAAGATGATAGTGTAATAGAGTATGTAGAGATCAACGGGGAACAAGTTCCTAAGGTTGTGGTCCCTGCAGAAATAACTATTACCAATACGCTAACAGGAAAGGAATACGGTTCAGCTAAAGAAGCTGATGATGACGTAGCTAATCCTGCAACCGACACGAAAGCCGAACACATCAGACAGGATGTAAGAGTTAGTGTCGCTATCCACAAAATATTAGAGGGAGTTGTAGGAGAAGTTTAATGGCATACGAAGATAGAATATTAAGAATGGTCAGGCAACCAAAG